TTCGACCCCTGCTCTCTCCACAAATATTAAAAGAGACAACACAATGAATAATCAGGTAACAATTTTCAACAACCCCCAATTTGGGGAAATACGCACGGCTGGAACGGCCGACAACCCTTTGTTTTGTTTGGCAGACTTATGCAGAGTTCTAGAACTACAAGCTGGTGCTACCAAGAAAAGGTTAAACGATAGGGGTGTTAGTTCAATTAACACCCCTACTTATAACCAATATGGCACACAGGTTATGCAAGAAATGATATTTATCAACGAACAGAACCTTTACAAGGTTATCATGCGTTCGGACAAACCGCAAGCAGAACCTTTCCAAGATTGGGTATGTGGAGAAGTCCTCCCATCAATCCGCAAGACTGGTGGCTACATCACCACAACGACCGAAATGAGCGATGCGGAGATACTGGCCAAGGCCGTATTAGTTGCTCAAACAACTATCGCCAATAGGGAGACGCGCATTAAGCAGCTAGAAAGCGAGAACGCCGAGCAGAAAACACTCATTCAGCAAATGCAAAAGGGCAACGACTATCTAAACGTTATCTTGCAAAGTAAAGGCACACTAGCCACGACACAGATAGCAGTCGACTATGGCATGAGTGCTGTTAAGTTCAACAAGAAACTCAACGAAATGCGCATCCAACACAAGGTCAACGGACAATGGATACTCTATTCAAACCTTATGGGTAAGGGCTATGTTCACAGCCGTACAATTTCATTTACTCATTCAGATGGTCGACCAGATACAAGATTGTGTTCTGAATGGACCCAAAGAGGCCGTATGTTCCTCTATGATGCTCTAAAAGAAATTGGCATATTGCCACTAATTGAAAGGAACTAACAATGATTTCAAAATCAACATTAGATATTTTGCGCGCTATGGCCGATGAGCAACCGCGCCAACGTCAAAGGCATTCAGACCAAGAACACCGCCTACAATGTGCGTGCGTACAATGGTTTCGCACCCAACACCCTAAATTCAGTCATAATTTGTTCGCAGTTCCAAACGGTGGTAGACGCGATAAAGTTACTGGGGCAAAGTTAAAAGCCGAAGGCGTACTTGCTGGCGTGGCCGATTTAATTCTATTAAAAAGTAACGCTGATTATGGCGCACTTCTAATAGAAATGAAGACTGGTTCAGGTAAACAAAGCGAGGTACAAGGGCGGTGGCAAAAAGCCATTGAGAAAGACGGCTACAAATATGTACTATGCCGTTCTCTTGATGACTTTATGAGAGAAATAAACGCTTACCTAAAGGAGGTACAGGGATAAAATTAATTAGCTATGAATGATGAATGGATTAATACAGATTTAGCGACCTTGTACGCTCACTTTGGGGAGCGTTTTTCACGTGAGCAATGTTTGGCTGACCTTAGATTGCTCTCACGTCAGGGCGAAAGGGTGCTGAACATAAGGGGCAACGAGGTGCGTGTTAAGAAGGGACAAGTTGCAATTAGCATAAGGACTTTGTGCAAAAGGTGGAGTTTGGCCGACAAGACGGTGCAACGCTTATTACGTTCTTTTCAACACGAAAATCTTATTAAGATTAACACCTCAAGCACAATAAACATTATTGACGTTTTAACCCCCATTACTACACAGAGTACTACACAGAAAGTGGATGTACCTAATTGTAAGACAGACAGTTACAAAAAGGGTACTACACAGAGTACTACACAGAGTACTACACAGAACGAGAAATCCGAAAATTTAACAAAAATCCCTCGCGCGCCCGCGATAGATAGTATATATAATATAATACAAGATAATAATATTGTTGTTGTTGATGTTGATGCGTGTGTGCGTGAGCGTGCGTGCGAGAGCGCAGACTTGAGCGAAAAAGAGCGAGCCAAAGAAGATGCATTTGTTGGCGAACTGAAGCGCGCACCAATTTGGAAAGAGCAGATGTGCATGCGCCACAAGATTACACCATCTGAACTTGAAGCATGGATAGAAACATTCTCTCTTGACGCTGAATGCCGTGGAACACTTCACGACAATCTTACGCAAGTCAAACGGCACTTCAACGATTGGTTGCGCATTCAGATTAGAGAACAAAGAAAGATTAACAATGAAAACAATAGACCGAACACAAAAGATAGACGTCGAGGCTTTGAAGTCTCAGCTTGCGACCCTGCGGACTATACCACAACGTTTTAAACTACCATTATCAGAACAGCAAGCTTATGATGCTTTATTAGCTGCATACCAAACAGAGGTTGCCAACAGACAAACTAGTTTTGTTAGCGACCCTATGCTTGAAAAAAATATTGCTGCTATGGCAAAAGCATTAACCCTAACCAATCCCAAATTCGGCATAATGCTATGCGGTACTTGTGGAAATGGTAAAACTACACTATTACGTGCGTTCCAACTTCTTCTCAATTTCCTAAATGGAAAGGGATATTTTGAACAAAGTACTGGTATTCGTATCGTAGATGCTAAGGATATATCCGCGCTCATGAGAGACCCTCACACAAAGACAGTACGAAACACTCCTATGCTTGCAATTGAGGATATGGGGCGTGAAGCAACAGAAGTTCTAGACTACGGCAATGTGCTAAGTCCTGTTGTTGATTTACTTGAATACAGATACAATGAGCAGTTGTTTACATTCATCACAACCAACCTAAACGCTAAGGATGTTCGGCAAAAGTACGGTGCGCGTATCGCCGACCGCTTCAACGAAATGCTTTGCGTTATTCCTTTTACGGCGTCTTCATTCAGGGGGAAAACACTCAACACCTGATTATTTTTGCTTGTGTTGCGTTAAAATATGTCCACCCTTGCAACTATCCATCAACATAATTTAAACTCAACAGAAGCGAAGCAAATAGCTAAAACGACATAAAATGAATTACATTCCTATCAAAAACAATAAAGACGATGTAAGAAACTCTGTCTTTAAGATTACATCACCCAAAATAAACGCAGCTGCATTTGCAGAGGTTTCATCTATGTACTTCTTGCTAGGTGGTATCGTTAATAACGTTGCTGGCTCCGCGCTGGCAGAGGCTAAATACCATCTTGCTAAGTCCCCCTTTTTCTGTCGAAAGGTTAAATACTACTCAAAGCGCGCTTTCCGTGCATTTGATGCATACGAATATCGACTAAAAGAAAGGCTGGGCGAACGATGGCAATTGTTCCTCGACAATACAGACGAACAGCAGAAACTTATCCACGATGATATTGAACGCCTTTATTGGGCATTTCGCGGTGAGCTTCTGAAAGATGGATGTGAACACGCCACACTTATAGCTCGCACCGAGGTTGCATATACCATGTTAGCCTTTTCAGAGCATTTTTTCAACGTGTATTTTGATACATCAAAAGAAAAAATCAGTGCTGACGTAAGAACCTTGTTTAATGCTTATCGCGTACAAGATGTAGCAAAACTTTGGTCGTCTACTTGTGACGAACTAAGAAAACAAATTGGAGTTACAAGTGATTTCCAAAACTCTAATCAATGCCGTTTAGCTTTATCGGTGATTGAAAATAAAATCATAAGCCCCGAACTTGTAAACAAGGCTGGCGCACAAGCATTGCGCGACAATCCAAAATTCCTAGACGATATAAGTAGTAAAGATAGAAAATTATTAGAAGAATATCTTTAAAATGGCAATGGGTTATGAACGGAATAGAATTGTTTAACGATAGCTTTCAAAATTTTAAAAGCTATCACATACAAAAAGCACAGTTGATACTAACCGATGTTCCATACAATTTAGGGAATAAAGCCTATGCGAGTAATCCCACTTGGTATGAAGGCAGCGACAGAAAGAACGGAGAAAGTGATAAAGCTGGGAAGAAGTTCTTTTCATCAGAGAATGAATTTCGACCAGCTGAATTTATGCACTTCTGTTCTAAGATGCTTTTCAAAGAACCAAAGGAGACTGGTAAAGCCCCGTGCATGATACTCTTTTGTGAATATGAACAGCAGTTTCAGTTCATAGAGTTGGGTAAGAAATATGGGCTTGGTAAATACATTCCACTTGTATTTCGAAAAAACTACTCTCCACAAGTATTAAAAGCCAATATGAAGATAGTTGGTAATTGCGAGTATGGTCTGCTGCTCTATCGAGACAAATTACCGAAATTCAATAATGGCGGAAGAATGATATTCAACTGCATGGATTATCCAAGAGATACAGATACGCCACGAGTCCACCCTACACAAAAGAGTGTTTTATTGCTTGAAAGACTTATCGAGATATTTACGGACAAAGGAGATGTCGTTATCGACCCTTGCGCAGGGAGTGGCACAACGCTTCTTGCAGCTGCTAATCTTGAAAGAAAGGCATATGGGTTTGAGGTTAATAGAAAGTTCTGTCAAGACGCAAAGGAGAAAGTATTCAGACGGATGCAAAAGAATTTATTTATATAAAAACAGAAAAAAATGAAAGAAGTTAAAAACATCACCTCAACATGGTTCGAGGTAAAGGTATCAGGAGATAGAACGGACGAAAGCGGTGCAACACGCAAGGTAAAGGAGTTATATTGCGTTAATGCATTCTCTTTTACTGAAGCAGAAGCGCGCACAATGGCACATATTGGCGATTATGGAGGTGAGGTGGTAGAGGAGAAAATTGCATCCTACAAGTATGTGTTGTCCATACCTGACATGGATAACGAGAAGTGGTACAAGTGCAAAGTTGTACTTACCACCATCAACGAGAACACAGGAAAGCCAAAACGCTCATCCGTATACTACCTTGTCAATTCCGATAGTACAGCTGGGGCGGAGAGCATCATTAAAGATTTCTACAACTCTTCTATAGAATGCTACGAGATTGCATCCATTGTCGAAACTTCGGTGTTGGAGATTATCACAAAGTAAAAAACAACCTCGCCCATATCGAAATGATGTGGGGGAGGT